AAGGTTGCATATGCGCCGTCATCACCCTGAACTTGAGAATAAAGCAATTCTTCGTTAAATTCTTGCGAAATACCATGCTGCACAACTGAACCAACTTCATTCGTGTACGCTGATCCTGATGGAATGCCATGGGGTCCCCTAACAATTCGGTCTGGAGTAATCAAACCAATATTATTGAACCTATCTCCGTGTAAAGCTATTTCAGGGTGGTATTGATTTTGAAATAAGCTTGGAAAATACACTTTGAAAGCATAATCCTGTAACTTACGTTTAACAGAACTGTCAAAATTGGAAAAGTCAATGCTCACAAGACTTTTACCTTCACTTCGAGCATGATTGATGAGTTTAGTGATTGCTGAATCTATTTCATCAGCACTGTTTAGAGCAGCACGCCAAGGTACATTTCTTTGATATTCAAGGATAGGTCTGTAAAACCTCATCTCATCTAAGACAGAAGCTAGAGGGTAGCCCCAGACAAGTCTAGTTTTATTATTTTCCTGAGTTCTAGTGAAAGGTACACTTGGATAATTCTTGCTTAACTGTTTATCCAAAACATTAATAGTATCATTTAGTACTTTACCTTTTGACATCATCGTAGGTAAACCCGCATTTGTTTGTAATTTAATGTATGTGGCTGCTCTTTCTAAGGAAATAGGCCGTAGCCTGCCGTTAGACACAACTTGGGATTCAATCATTTTACCTTTATCAGGGGTAAAGGATTCAAGAACAGTGTCCCTACGTTCCGACCATGGAACTGCGATAGATCTAGGTCCGTACTTGGAACGATTATTTTCTTCTAACTCGAGCAATATATCATTGAGTTTATCTCGATTAGAATTGAAAATACTATCCCAACCTTGAAGAATAGTCTGGGGATCTGTGTTATTACCAATCGGAGATAATAAAATGTCAGATATTCCATCATCAGTTCGATCAAGTAATCGGGAAAGTTTGTTGATCGTGTCATAAGACAAATCAAGGTCAACAAGATCTCTGCGGATTTCATTTCTCATGTGTATATTAGTTAAAAGACGTGGGCGCACTCTAAGGCCAGAATAAACTGGTACAAATTTTCTGCGATTTTGAGCCGCGCACTGGTAAGGTAATTCAATTACGC